GTGGTATAAGATTTAAGGGTATTTATTGGAACTGGAATTTTACAAATATTGAGGCTCAATTAGCTTGGTCATCATTGACTAATCCTATGTTTAATTATGTTAAATTTGCTGATTATAAGTGTCCTTCTGTTCCTATTTTTATAAATGATGAACTTAGAGATAGTTTTAAAGTTTTGGAATATCGAGATCGAATTAGATTAGATGAACGTAATAGTACAATTTTTCCAGTTAATTCTCTCTATTCCTTTACCCCCCGTGATGAGACAGCTTTTCTCACTTTTTTTATATTTACTTTTTTTTTACAAATATTAAATGTTTTACATGGTATAATGAATGTCGCGCTTAAACAGCCCGGAAAATTCGATCCTGATGTTAGAAAGTATTATAAATTAATGGTTAATTTAGCTTTTCCTAAATCTTATCTACATGCGTTAGAATTATTTTCTAGTTCTAAATGGTATCCACTTATTGTTTTAATACCCGATGATGCTGTTGATCTTAGTATGGAGTTATATGTTTATAGAACCTATTTAAATTTTTATAAAGTTTATGGTTATAAACTACCGTACGAAGCAGACATTATTTGTTTTATTATAACTTTGAACCGTTTACATAGAAAAAAACTTGATTTGAAAGAATGGAAACCTCCCGGGTGGTATAAACGACCGGTTAATAAACACCAAGGTCGTGGAGCTCGTAATATTAAAGCTACTCAAGCTGGACAACGCGCTAATATTAAGTTCAAACGGTTAACTATCACATTTCCTAATGGTAGACAGTATACCTATGAACGAGAATATAGTGCACCCGAACTTCAACGAATCTGGCATGGTGGAGATGAAACTAATCCCTGGTTATGGGGTCTTTTAGAGGCCCACGGACTAGGTGGTAAAGATGATTTAGATGATGTCTATGAAGACTATTTAACTTATGAATCCAATTATCAACAAGATGTTGCTCAATCGCATTATGAACATGGTGTTGACGAAAGTCAATACGAACGTGATGCTGAA